GCACCACCCAGGTGATCAAATGGAAAGTAACCACACCAATCGTTTGTTGCAATTGCAATACCAACGACCTTTCCGTCACCAACCACTGACCCCGAACCACGCGTCTTGATGTTTGGATCGCAGGTTTCTAAGTCAATGGCTATTTCATCGTAGTTACTTAGATCTTTAAATTCAGATGGAGGCACCCATTCTGTTTGCGGTGCAAATAAAGGTTGTTGTAATCCTCTCACTTTTTATCTCTCAATCTTTTCTTTTCTAATTCACAGTAATGAATGATCTTATCTAAATCTTTTATACCATCTTTCATCAAATATCTTACAACGTATTTAATAATTACGCCCTGAAAGAATGAAAGTCCGTTTTTAGATATAAACTCATAGGGTTGTATTATATAATTTTTATAATGCTTTGGCCCTTTTTCCTGTGGAAATATATCTTTGAAATCGTCTGGATGTGTCATAGCGGATAACTCATGTCAAATGATTTTGGTTCAACAACATGTAACTGTTTCTTTGTTCTTGTTGCTCCAACGTAAAATAATCTATTCTCATCGTCTGGAGTTTTTTCAAAGTTACGCATTGTGTTTTCTGTTAAGTCACTTAACAATACAACGTTATCACATTCACCTCCCTTCATGCCGTGTATAGTTGATAATTTTATTCTAGGCTCTTGTCTCAATAATTCTCCATTTCTTCTCATTGCTCTTATATACTCTTTAGTTTTAAAATCAATCTCATCTAATGATTCGTACCAAACATTATTTGTTTTTAATCCATAATTATCTAGACAATCTTCTATTGTGTATGTTTGTTCTTTCAGTAATGTCTTACCTAACTTATGTGCTTGGTTAATTTTATTAGAACTCATGTGTCCATAAATATTTTTTACAGAATCATAATTAAGTTGTTGTCCTTTTCTCCACTGCTCCCAATCAATGATCGCTTTAAAAGTATCTTCATTTATTGATTTCTCATTTTTAAAATTGTAATACCATCCTCTCTCTTCACAAAAATCTTTGGTGTCTTCTAATAAATATTTTGTTCTAGCTAATACTAACCACTCGCCAGATGACATGTCAACTTGTTGTATATCACCATGATATCTTAAAACACCTTCGGATGTTTTTGGTCGCCACATCTTTTCTCTTCTATTAGTTATTCTATTTGCTAGGCCAATTGATAAGTTATGTATATCTCCAGACGGAACTCTGTAAGATTGATCAAGAGTTATTGTTTTACCTTTTAATGCAATAAACGAATCAACATCAGCACCTGCCCATCTAAATATTGCTTGATCGTCATCACCAGCAACAAAAACCTGGTCACATTTCTGCCACATTTGTTTTACCATCTTCCATTGCAACAAGCTAAGATCCTGTGCTTCATCTATAAACATTACATCTAGTTTTGGTGCTACATCTTTTTCTGTAAATTTTAAAATCATATCTGTGTAATCGATCAAACCTATTTCTTTTTTATATCTTTCAAGTTCATGGGCTATGATAATTAGTTTATCTCTTTCTATATCTGCTTCATGTTCATTCAAATCAAATTGTTCCTCGACAGGTATACCTCTGACTCTTGCAAGAGATATTAAATTAAGATAGTCACTGTCAGATGAGAAGTATCCACCGAAATCATCTTGATATGATGCGTAAGCCACTGAAAAACCTAGCTTTTTTCCAAGGTCTTGATAGTGAAATTTTTTCATAACTTGATTTTTATTTATAGATAGTCTTCTAAATGCTAGTGAGTGTAAGGTTCTGAAGTATGGCAGATCATCTTCTGACAAATTAAACTTTTGCATGGCTCTTGATAAGGCTTCGTTTGCAGCTTTCTTGGTAAATGCAAAGTAACCTATACGACTTGGATGTATTTTCTTTGACAGATATTCTTCAACCAAAGACAAAAGTTTTTCTGTCTTACCTGTTCCAGGTGGGCCAAGTATAATTGTAATCAAAACGCATCCTCCTCTTTGTATTTTGGTTTTTCAAAAGATGCATTTTGTTTATCCATGGCTTTCATAACCCATACTCTAACTCTTTTACCTTCTATGTTTAATGTCTTTTCTGTTGTGCTAAATATATCTTCAATCATTGATCCTGTTTTTCTAATATCAAATGACCACTTCTGTCTTTCTAAAAACTTTTTTAAATCTTTCCATCTAAACATTGTTTCACCATCTGCTGTGTAAGGAACACCTCTTAATATATCGCTCTTCTGTCTACCCTGTGCTCTTCTCACAGCAAAGTCTTCTATTAAATCTTCGAGTTGATTTTTAATTAATAAACTTTCAGGTGGCTCTATGATTTGTATTGCTGAAAATAAAACTCTTAATAAAGTATCCCATTGTCTATCTGATACTCTTGGTATGATCATGTTTAGTTGTTCCATGCATGCCTTTTTAAATCTAGCTTGTATTTGTAAATCGTCTGTTTCTAATTCTAATCTTTCTCCATCCACGTTTACAAACCACTGTGGTTGTGGTTTATGATTTATTTTTGTTAAATTACTTATCTCTGGCAAAGAAGTATTACCATATCCAATACCATGTTTTCTTGTTCTACATACTTCTCTATTACAAAAAGAATTTATGGGTTGGTCATTACATCCATAGTTATAATCTTTTTTACGTAAAGATTTTTTTACATTTTCTACTTCTGCATTACTCAAGGGAGGACTAAGATATTTTCTATTGTAGTCCTCGATCAACGTTTCCCAATCATCGGGTGATGATTTTTTTAAGAACACCCCTATGTTATATAGTCCGTTGTTTCGTGTGCCTTGTGGAAAACCCTGTGAGCATAATACCTCTAAACATGGTGGGCCATTTGATATAGCCTTGGCATTATCATTTAATTCAACTTTTATTTCAGATAATTTCGAAGGTTCTACTGCATGCTTATCATACATAGAATAGAATGATTCTAAACTAGCCGCAGATCCATCGTCATTTATTGCGTATTTTGTGCCTGTTTTGTGTTTATAATATGGCAAACTACAGAAGTTACCCCTGTCATTTGTCTCAACATTGATTCTAGTTTGCTGTGGAAATATTTTATCTTTTCTAGTTACAAGTCCAAGTGATGCTGTGAGACTCAATAGTATCTGCCTCATATCTTTTGCCTCTACAAAATCTTTTGTAAATAAATATAGGTGAGCGCCACCACTTGTTGATCTGCAAACTATGAGAGGTATTTTTAAATCTCTCATCTTCTTAGTAAATTCTTTATGATTAAATGTATATTCGTCTATATCTATTGCACCCCACTTACACTTATTATCTTCGTTGATTGGTACAATACCCAAGTTATCACCTGTGCCATCTAAGTGATCTTGAACAACTTGTTTGGTAAGTTCTTTTTCTATCCAACGATGGCTAGACTCAACCTTACCTCTTTCAGATACGTTGCCTCGTTTAGTTAATCCATATCCTAAACTAAGCCCTCTGAATATTTCTATAAATTTTTCTACCATAACTTAACGTGGGCGAGTCCACTCTCGCTTCACCGCCCACGACCTAGGATTTCTTAGTATGGTGAATCAGATGATTCATTGACTTTTTCTTCGTCATACTTTGCACTAACTGCACCCTTAGAGACACCCTCTGAGAATTTTTTAGCAGTTTGATAAGTATTCGGATCCGTCAATGGCCCAACCTTTGTAATGCTCCAATTGTAAAACTCACCCTTACTGTTTGATTGTAAGACAGTTTTTAAATTGTAAACATGACTAAAAGCAGGCGGTTTAATGATTGTGCCATCTTTTTTCATATGCTTGTTACTAGTGATCATGGTGTTCCATTCTCTACTTTTAACAAGTTGTGAAAATGACATTGCTATCAAAGCACTTTCAGTAACCTTATTATCATCAATCATCAACACATAGTGATTAGCTGTGTTGGCTAGATAATTACCATTTGGCAATCTATCTTTACCTAACTGATCTCTATTCGTCGTATGAATGATGTCATCGTTGGCAGAGTAAGTTGCAACTGGTGCACTCTCTCCTTTACCTCTGTCCTTCCATTCTACATACTCTCTCTTGTAGTAACAACGTAGGACATTGATGCCTTTACTCCCATCATAGAGTTTCTTTGAAACAGAGTTGATGATCATACCAGGTTTAGCACCTTGTACGTATTCACCCTTACCCTCTTTCACTTGTGGAGATAGATCTTGTAAGATTCTTATAAATGGAATCTTAACATCATCTGCCCCCATGTTTTCTAAACCCATACCTGCATCTGCTTCAAACATAGCAGTAAGTTCGCTAGGTAGGTTCGCTTCTTTTTTCACTAGTTTCTTTTCACTATTATCGGTCATTGCTTCTCGACTCATTATTTACTCCTCTTTATTTTTGTTTGGTTTCCAACAAACAGATTGAATAGTTCGGGAGGCACCTCTTGTCCTTTTTCAAGGCGCTCCCTAAAAGCAGCAACAAGGACTCGGTTATGTACATCTACCTTTTGAGTAGGTAAATAACCTTTTTGCTGTGCAAGGCTAGCGTATTCCACTGCCTTGTTATCTTCGCCACGACCAAAGGAAACAGTGATATCGTTTTTAATGATATCGCCATGGCCGTTATCTCGAAGCCATTGAAATGCTTTTTCTCTACCTTCGGGATCTCGATCCGCTTTAGGTAGATAAGCATTAATAACTTTCTTCACTTCAACTACAGTACCATCACTAAGTTTTAGTGAAGCTAAACCTTTTTCAGCTAGAAGATCTGGTATCTCTTCATAAGAGATCTTTTTGATATTTGACTTTAGTGTGTCAACCTCTTCCATTAATTTTTCTAATCTACTTTCACATGCTTCTAACTTTTTTACTTTCTTATTTAACTCTGCTAGATCACCACCGCCTTCCTGCAGAGTATCACTTTGGTCTTGTTCCCAAAGATTTTCCATTTTCTCTTTACTCATTTATATCACCTCTATCGTGTATGTTAATTGAAATAGGATAGTATTGTCTTTCTTGTCTGTCCCATTTCAAAAGTTTATATTTACCGTTGTTTGTTTCAGAAACAACAGAACAAGCTACACCTATTAAAGCAGGATCACCTGTTAATAACAAGTAATCATCATCAGAAAAATCTTTTAACATTCTCTTCATCTTTCTAACCATAGGTGCAGGACTAAACATTATTTGTTTGTCCTCATCTAGCATTACCTTAATTTCACCAAACTCTTGTGCTCCAACAATATTTATTTTAGGTGCACCATCACGTGTACCTGGAACAGCTTGAATTACATAAACAGTAGATTTACTTTTATGTCTTTCAGATAATGCTTTCGCTATGTTAAAACTTTCTGTCATTTCTGCTTGACATAATAATCATTAATAATTATATGTCAAGTTAAGAAAGATAAAATGTTTAAATATAAATTTAAGACGAAACCATTTCAGCATCAATTGATTGCATTAGAAAGAAGTGCATTCGAAAAAAATTTTGCGTTGTTTATGGAGATGGGTACAGGTAAATCTAAAGTATTAATAGATAACATAGCTGTGCTCTATGACAACGGAAAGATTGATGGTGCTTTAATAGTTGCACCCAAAGGTGTGTATAAAAATTGGTTCTCAGAAGAGATACCTACACATATGCCTGATCATGTAAAAAAGAAAGTTGTGATGTGGAAAGCAAATCATACTAAAAAATTTAAAAAAGAATTTGAGTCTTTATTAAAAATAGATGATGATCTTCATATTTTTATTATGAACGTTGAAGCATTGTCTACACAAAAAGGTGTTGATGCTGCACAAAAATTTTTAAGAACACATAGGGCTATGATGGCGATTGATGAAAGCACCACTATTAAAAACCCTGGTGCTGCTAGAACTAAAAATATAATTAAGATAGCTGATGGTGCCTTATATCGTAGAATATTAACAGGATCACCTGTAACTAAATCACCTTTAGATTTGTTTAGTCAGTGTTATTTTTTAGATCCGTTTTTATTAAACTTTTTTTCTTACGTATCTTTTAGGAATAGATATGCGATTATGCGTAGAGTATTAATTAATGGTAGATCTATACAATTAGTTTCGGGGTATCAAAGACTAGAAGAGTTAGAAAAGAGTATTAAACCATTTTCATTTAGAATATTAAAGGAGGATTGCTTGGACTTACCAGATAAAATATTTATAAAACATAGAGTAGAATTAACCAAAGAACAAAGAGAACTATATGATCAAATGCGAACCACGGCCCTCGCACATCTGAACTCTAAGGTTATGTCTACCAGCACTGTATTAACTCAATTAATGAGGCTACATCAAATAACTTGTGGACATATGAAAACAGACGATGATGAGGTGATAGAGTTAAGTAATAATAGAATTAAAGATTTATTAAACTTAATAGAAGAAGTAGATGGTAAAGTTATTATATGGGCTAATTATGTTCACGATATTAGAAATATTATAAAGGCCATATCTCACATGAAAGATGAGGAAGGTAAAATAAAATATGGAAAAGATTCTATAGTGACTTATTATGGTGCTATCAGTGCTGATCAAAGACAAGAAAATATTAAAAAGTTTCAAGATCCTAATTCTAAGGTTAGATTTTTTATAGGTAATCCTCAAACAGGTGGGTATGGTATTACACTAACAGAGGCAAAAGCTGTAATATATTATTCTAATAGTTATGATCTAGAAAAAAGATTACAATCTGAAGATAGAGCACACAGAATAGGTCAAAAAAATAATGTAACCTACATTGATATGTTAGCGGATGATACTGTAGATGAAAAAATAGTAGAGTCTTTGAGAAACAAAGTTAATATCGCTACAGAAATAATGGGTGAAGACCTAAAACAGTGGATCTAATAATCTTAAATGATGGAGTGTATAGTTTAGTTCCTGTAACTAAAGCTATGCTATCTGACCTTGCTCTGCACACAGAAGTAAATTGTTTTGATCTTTGTGATATTTTAAGATTAAAATTAACCACGTACCACGATTTTATTAATAGACATGTGATGAATGATGGTAGTGGAGATTTTTTTGGTTGTATCTGTCGTTAGACTAGATCTACAGCATTACCTATAACAGGTTTGTATTTTGTTTTACCGTCTTCTTTGTATGCTCTTAATAATTGTTTACGAGGATTTTCCGCTACCCAAGAGCAATGAATCCATCCGCTGTTAGGTTCACCTGGAGTGAAGAACTCTAAGATCATTTGATCCCACTCTAGATTTGCTTTGATCCAATCAAAGACTTCAGCATTGCTTGTGCCTAAACATTCGAAGTCGACCGCTTCAGCTTTGGTATGTTGCGAATTTAAACTGCTACCTATTTTTACACACAGCTCTGGTGAACGAAAGCAGCTCGTCACCGTGACTCTGCCGAAATGATCACGTACTGGCTGCAAAATATTTTCGCATAATAATTTTAATTTTTCCATTTGATCAGCGTTTGGGTTATTATCTATACCCAACCTAATTGCTGTGTCTGATTTAATAAGCTCTGAAAGGCTAAAGTTACGTGTGAGTTTCATTATTTAAATAATAATCCTAATGCAAATAGTGCAGCAGATCCCGCAGCTGCTAAGAGAACCCAATAGATCTTGTCTATTTTACCACCCAACTTCTCGACGTCTGCATGTATGTGTTTGAGATGATTATTTTTTATTTGAGTAATATCTTTTCTTACACCTGTTATATAACCATACAGTGCTAAGATGTGTTCTCTAGTTGTTTTCGGGTCTATTGCCATAATTACTTACCTCTTACCATATTATCGTATTCTATCTTCTGTGCAATAGTCATTTGATTATAAGGTATATTCATATTTGTTGCTGTACCTCTTATATTTGTAGGCATTGCAGTGTTTAATTCTTGTTTAAATACGTTAGGAATTAAAGAACTTTCTCTTACATTTCTAGATCTAACATCATTTATGAAATCATCAACATCAGTTGCTTCTTCTAATGGAGCCTCCAATAAAGGTATTGCAGTTACATCACCTATAAATCTATTAATTTGTGTTAAAGATGTAGGAAGTGGATTTTTAAAACCTTTTTCATTTGCATTTAAAATTATAGTTTGAATATCTGCTTGAGTTAATACTACAGGATTAAACAACCCTGTTCTTAAAAATGATTTTTGTCTTTGACCTCGTACTCTATCAAACTGTTTTTCATATTTAACTGTATCTACACCTAAAGTTTTTAATGCTTGTAGTTTTTGATAAAATTCTCTATCTAATTTAAATTTTGCTTTATTAGCGTCTATTACTGCCTCTGTTAAATCTACTGGGTCTATTTCACCACCTCTATAAACTAAAGTATTTATGGGGCCTTTTGCTCTGTCAATTGTTTTTCTATATGCAGTTACTATGTACGGAAGAGCTCTATTTGTATCAGCGGTGACAACTCTAAATCCTGCTATACCTGGAAGTTCATCTCTTAAAAAATACTCATTACCATACTTATCAAATTGTTTTAATATATCTCTTTCACCATCTGCTGTAGCCCGTAATATTCTTTCTAAAGCAGCAACACTACCTGGTGCTTGTGTTTGTATAGTATGTAGGGCTACTTTTCTTACTATATCACCGACACTGTCTGCATCTCGATCATATATAATTTTACCTGTTCTAGTTCGTCCACCTCTAGATATGATGTCATTTGCTGCCTCAAAGAATATGGATTCACTTACAAATGGTTGAGTTACTTCTGCCATTGCTTGTAGTAAACCTTTTGTTAAAGACACTGTTATTTTTTCAGCATCTTCTTCACCAGAAATGACTGCATTTCTAACCGTTTGAAGAGGTCTTATTAAAGTATCGTATGCATTTGCATGACTAAAATCTATATATTTTAATTTATTATTTTTATCTCTGCCCATAGGTAAGAGAACTGAATTTTTTGACCAATCAGGAACTATTTTTCTAAGCGCGTTCATTTCGTCTTCTGTTACATTATGAAGTGCTTTCATTCCTTCGTATAATCCGTACGGAACACCTGCAAACACCATTGAGGAATTAAGTATTCTGCTAAGACCTATACTAAAAGTAGGAGATTTAATAGATATTTTACCTGTTGTAGGATCTATCATTTCGTCAATACCTTGTTTAATTATATTGCCTCCTGTTCTTATTATTTCTGCAGGAAAAGATACAAAGTTACCAAAAGGTAAACCTCTTAAACCTCTTACAAAACTTCCTACGTAATCATAATTAGGAACTGTATTTCTAACAATTCTAGCTGCTCTTTGATTTAACGTTTCAGCTGCACCTGTAAATGGATTTTTAAATTCATTTGTTTTACCTTTAAAAGCTCTTTGCAATTTTGCCCTTTCAGATGCAAAGTTTACCATTTTCCATATGTCATCTTCTGCTACATATAAACCTTCCATAAATTTATAACCTTTTTTAAAAGGATTAAATGCTCTACCAAAGCCTCTATCGGTTAATATTCCTTTACCAAGTTGTAAATCTTGTAAAAGACCCGATAAGTCTCCTAACCTTACGTTTGAATTTACAACACCCAATTCTAATAATTCATCGTAAAATTGTTTTGCTTGTAATTTATTTTTGCCAACCAAAGGCCCAAAAGCCTCTTTCAGTGATTTAGCAAAAATAGCATAATCACCTGGTCTTGCTGGTATTAAAGGTAGTACACCATTCGCTGCTGAAAACGCACCTGCACTAATTAAATTTCTAGCGTGTGTAATAGGTGATAAAACTGTTTTAGCTATTTGAGATGTTGCCTTTGGAAATAACAACATGTTTCTATATAGACTTAAAGTAACTCCATCTTTCATGTACCATTTTTGAGTGCCTGCTAATTCTTCAGCAACTTCTTTTCTAAAATACATTCCATAAAAAGGATCAAACGCTTCTGCATCTTTTCCTTTTCTTTTTCTAGTTAAACCTATAAGATTTTGTAATCCAGTATCTGTCATTGATGGAACTTGTTGAAGAGTTAAAGCAGCCTCATCTCCTAATATGGCTCTTGCACTTGAAAGACTAGAAAAGCCAAGTGGTAGATTTCTATTTGGAAATTTTATATTTGATACATTGTCTCCTACTACACCAAAATCAGCCTCTGCTTTTCTTATAGCGTTCGTTAAACTTCTACCTAAATTTAATTTAGTATTATAGTTGGTTAGTGTTTCTATGGTATTAAAAAATCTAATTCTAATATCACCTTCGTCCCCTAATATTTTTCTTAAATTAGGATTACCTAAAAATTCTTTTTGTAAAGTTGCTTTTGATAATTGTGTAGGTGCTCTAAAATTAGCAGTAAGTATTTCTGCCTCTTCAAAAGGTCTTACTCTTCTTATATCTATTGGTTTCTCTGCTTGTGCAAGAGCTCTTGCTCTTTTTGGATCAGTTTCTCTTGATATTTTTTTAGTTAATTGTGTTAATACATCATCTTCTACACTTCCATCTGGTAATTTTTTGGGTTGTGTTTTAAATCTACCTAACGATATGTCTCTTGCACTAACAATATCATCTATTATAGCCTCTGCTTGTGGCCCTGTCATCTGACCACCATAGTCTCTTCTAAGATTTGGATTAGACTTGCTAACTTCTATTAATTCTTTTTTTACAGATTCAATAGTTTCTCTTGTAGGTTGGTATCGTAAAAATTTAGGTAAATTTTTAGTTTGTAGTAATGGAAAAGCTGTTTCAAAAAAAGATCCTATTTTACTTTCTACTAATTTTTTATACTCAGGGCCTGCTGCTTTTTGAACTAAATCAGTATTATAAAATGTATTTCTAACATCATCAGCTATTACCCTAGTATAATACATACTACCATATAACTGATCAAAATATTTTTCTCCTGGTAGACCTTTTAATAATTCTTTTAATTTTGTAACTTCTTTTTTATCAAATCCTTCTAAAGGTTTTTTAATACTACCACCAAATTCTAACAAACTTTTACCTGTTTCATCTTTAACTAATTTAGATTCACCTGACATAACAGTTCTACCAACTTGTTTTATTATTTTTGCTCTTTGTTCTTTTTCTGCAGCAGATAAAGTAAATCTCCATCTACCAAATAACAAATCTATACCTCTATTTAAATTAGTAACTGCTCTGCTAGCTTCTTGTCTTGTCCTAGATGCCTTACCTATTGCCTGTCTTTCTATTTCAAATTGTTCAGGTGTCTTTTTACCAGTGGATACAAAAGGTTCTCTTATATATTTATTTATAAATTGAAAAAATTTATTATTAGATAGGTATAACTGTTGACCATGATTAGATAATAATTTTGCTGTTGTGCCTACACCACCTATAATACCTGTTAAAAATATACTTTCTAAACCAAACTTACTTCTATTGACTAATGACTGTAATGCATTTTCTCTGCCCTCTAAATCATCATCAGTGCCTAACTTAGTTATACCAAAATCAAACGTAGATCCAAAAGTTCCTATGTCATCATCAAATACTGCAATTTCTGCTGCTGTACCACCAGCCACGCCTGCATAAAAACTTTTTCTATTATATTGTTTCTGTACTTTTTGTAGTTCTTCTAATGCTTTTTTACCATTGTTTCTTTCTAAATATTTATTATTTTTTTTTGCTTTGATAGCTTTGCTTGCCATCTTTGAACCTTTGACCCCTGCACTCGCTAATTTAAAACCTGCTGTTCCAGGTATTGCTAATTGAGATAATACCTCTGTTACTTTACCTGCAGTTGTTGCTTCTGCTTTTTCATCAAATGGATTTATCTTATCAAAGTATGCTTCTACTTCAGCCGCTTTATTTGTGTCAGCACCAAGATCTATTAATTCTGCACCTAATGATACAGTATTACCAACAGCCTTAACTAAACCAGAACCTACGCCATTTAGTATTGATTCCCATGTTGCTACATCATTTTCTTCTTCTGCTTGATTTAAAGGTATTTGTGTATTACCTAAATATTCTTGATTTATTTGGTTGAGACTAACCATGATAAATTCCTTATCTTATTTTAAGACCTATTGGAGATTGATATAGATCAAATGCTTTGGAGTCGTCTTTTACATCACTGTAAACTTTTTCTACACCTCCTGTGTATTTATATATCTCTTTTCCACCTTTTAACCCTTTACTAAAATAATACTTACCTGGTTCTATTACAAAACTTTCATCTATTTTTCCTTTAGAATTTAAAGGTAACTCAACTAAGTTTGTAGTTACATCCACAATTGGATCTGCAAATGCAAATTTTGCTATTGAATTAATATACTGAGGTGGATTTTGTCCTGTTTTATAATCAGCTGTGTTTCTAGAAAACAAAGTAACAGCATCTCTATTAATAGCTTGACCTACAGAAGTATTATAAGTTCCTTCAGTTGCTCTTATATCAGCAGCAAGAATATCTAAATAACCTACGTTAGCAGCTAATTCAGGATATATAGATATAATTCCCTGTTTAAATTCTCTTAATTTTTTATCATAATTATCTGCTTTGCCCATCTTTGCTAGTGATAATCTTAATTTTTTATCTGCAAGTACAACATCTTTTTCATAATCTAATCCCTTCATTGCAGCTAGTGCTCTTAACTGACGTTTTTCTTTGCCAATTTTCTCAAAATCCTCTACCGATGCTAAACCTGCTTCACCAACAGATTGATTCATCAATCTAAATCCTAATTTGGCAACTGCTAAAAACGCATCTCTTTTAACTTCAGCTGCTTGTGGTGATAAATATTTTTCAAACATAGGTATAAATTTGCCTGTTAGACCACTTTCAGCTTCTTTATTTGCTAATTTTAATTCTTCCTCATCTAACGCTTTAGCAGGATTATCATCTGCTAATGCTTTTAACCCATTTGCTTCTAGATCATTAGCAATTTTTTCATCCTGTGCCGATCCTAAAGTAATGTCCGCAAACTCATCAGCTACATTTGTTTCTTTTAATGGAGCTTTAAAGTCTTTTTCTGCTTGAGTCACTGTTTGTTTAAAGTCTCTTTCCGCTTTTATTTTATCTTCTTGTTTTTGTCTCTCTGACTTTTGTTTTTGTAAAATTTGTTGATATTCTTGTTGAGAAATAATTCCTAAATTAGCTTTTGCTAAATCACTTAATTCTCCTTTTGGTTTTGTTACAAATTGTGTTTCTCCACTTGGTAAAGTAATTTTTTCAGTTGTATCAAAATCAGAGCCTAATGGATCTTCTCCTAAATCTTCACTCATTTTAGTCATTTTTGGTTGACGTATATTTGACTCCATGGCCATAGTTTCGGCTATTGTAGCATCACCCGTATTTGCAGTTGATAATGGTTTTTTAAAAATTGAATCTAAATAAGAAGAATCTAAACTGCCTCCACTTATGGCAACGTTAGGTTTCATTTGTAAACCTTGTGCTATACCTTGGTTCATAACATTAAAACTAGTGGGTGCTTGTGATTCAAAAATATCTTTAACAAAGGCACTGCCTGTTTTATTTGGATTAGTACCAGCACTAAAGTTTGTTCTAACTGTTTGCTTTATACCTTCGGCTTGACCGCCGTATTTAAAACTGGGTCTTTTAAAAAACATTATCCTCTTAGTGCTCCTATAATACCTGCACTAGCGATACCTGCTCCTAAAGCCTGTTGTAAAGGACTTTGTTGTGGTTGTTCTTGAAATCTTGTTCCATATCCACCACCATATTGTGCAGATAAAACGTCTTGTGCAAAACCTAATCTTTGGAAAGGTTCAAAAGCTGCTGTTCTTGCAGCATCTGCCTCTGCATCTTGAATTGCTTGTCTAAATGCAAAACCTTCAGAACCTAGTCTACCTATTTCTGCAGCTGTTGCTGATTCTAAACCTGGAACCATTTGAGCTAAACTTGTTTGTTGATCAAAACCTTGTGATGCTAATGCCTGTGCTTGTTGAAAATTTGATTGTCTTAAACCTGCTTCTAAAGCTGCTCTTTGAAATAAAGATTCTTTATCAAATTCACCTAACGCAACGCCCTCTCTACCGCCACCAAAGGCACCTGACGATATTGCAGCTTGTCCTATTTGATTTCTTTGTATTGATTGTTGTCTATCAAAACCTTCTAATGTTGTGTCTATTACTTCTTGTTGATAGGGTGATAAAAACTGTTTGTAAGCATCAGGCCCTGTCATTTCTTGGGCTTTATCCATAAACGGTTGATAAGCCGCGATTCCCGTACCAGCACCAACTCCTGTTGCAGCACCTGTTTTAGGATCAAATGTTACTTGACCAAGACCAGCAGCTGTTGCTCTTCTTTGTATGGCTTGTTGTGTAAAAGGATCTACATCAACTATTTGTGGTGCAAACTTACTAGTATCTATAGGTTTACCTATTTCTTTTAGAACCTGATCTGTAAGTGATTTACCAAACGCTTCTACGTATGGCGATGGTCTATTTATCTGTGTAGTTGTAGACATTACGCTCTCCTAGCCTCCAAATTTTTCATTAAATTATACATTCTTTGTGCGCCTTTGTTAATGCTACCATTTCCTGCGCCTCTGACAGCGTCAGCTGTAAAGACAAATTCGTTTTTAGATAGCATGGCAGGGACGTCATCTGCTTTTTCTTTGACACCAATAGGTACAAAGCCTCCAGATTTCCTGTAATCTAACTCTTTTACACCATATTTATTGCTTCGTATAGGTATTTCTTTAGGGTTTGTGCCATCCTTTTGATTTACTCTTTGACCTAATTTTTGACCAAAGTTAAAAATAGCCTGCACGGGTGTAGTGCCAGCAATTCCTCCTCTATTTATAAAATCAGTAATAGAGCTAGCTCCTGGTGTAAAATCATAGGTATCACCCGTAATATTAACTTTACCTGTTTTTGGATCTGTAGTAAACGCTCCTCCTCCAAAAGTAGTAGCTAAAGAAGCATCCAAAGGACTCATACCTCCAACACCACTAAATGTTTTAGTAGGGCTACCATAATCACTATAATCAATTGTTCCTGATGGAGTTCCTTTGCTTTCTATAATATCATTTAATCTAGCTAATTGTGCAGCAGTTAGTTTAGCTCTTACTTTTGAACCTGGACTTTTAAGATTACCTACAAAAGCCTTTCCAAACTGAACTGGAACATTTGTTAATGCTTTAAATGTTTGAGTTATAGTGGATCCTCCACCACCACCCTTACTTTTTTTGGTTGTGGTTTTTGGTCTATTAGATGAAGATCCTCTTGGACTTTGACCTTGTTTAGAAGGAGCACTAAAGCCTGGTCTTTGCACCCCACTTGCTTTACTACCTTGATAACCACGGCTACCGAATCTAAAATCTTCTCTTCCGTCATCTAACATACTTACATTTTTTAATCCATCTGTGTATGTTGGATTTATACCTCCTGTGTCTGTATCTACGATTGATATTAATTCATCTTGAATAGATTTATCTTTTATAATTGGAATTGCTTTTTTAACAGTATTAAATGTTCTAAATAATCCTATTCCTTTTCTTACATTAGATGGAATTGGAGCACCAAAAAGCACAGCTGTTTCAAAAAAAGGTCTTGCAAAATTTACAAAACTTTTAGCTTTATTACTAGCTCTTTTAAAAATACTAGGTTTAACAAAGGACGGAGTGTATCCAGAGAATCTGTCATCATCTCTTTGATTTTTTGATTTAGGATTTAAAGAAGGATCACCAGTTTCTTTAATATCAAATATAGTTGGTGCATCTTTTATGTTTATTGATGTAACTTGTGATGGGCTATCGTTTTCAAATCCTGCATCTGAAGTTACTGCACCTGGCCCTGGACTAAAATCAGATTGAGAAGCATCCTTACCGCCTCTAAGTTTAACACGTTTTACTTTCTTTGACATTATTTCATTCCTCTCATAAAACGAGACATATAATCTTCAACTGCAAACTTAGCTTTATCTTCTGGTATACCTAAAAGTTGTCTTTGATTTTCTAACATTTCAATCATAAGATCCTTATCCATACCTCCTCTTATGCCTTGTATTGCATTACTAATTTTTCCTTCAAATTCGTCCAAAGGAACTATTGTATTTTCTTCTGTTTGTTCTGGTCTTTTCATTGGAACAACTACACCTCGTTTAGTGAAAGGATTAGAATCTGCTGTTGCTATAATCTCTGCATTTGACATATTAGGAAAATCTGCTTCTAAAGTATCTTCCTCTCCAAGTATAAATGGCCCTGCTAATATTTTTTCTGCCATTAGGTTTTTACCACCAACTTTTTTACCAAGAGTTTTTTCTGCCACTTTGTTAAATAATCCAGAGTTAACTAAAAGTTTTCCAAGTCCACCACCACTTTCTAATTTAACTCTACCACCTTTTGCATATTGTTTAAGTATTAAACCTATCTCTTGATCTAGTTCTATAACTTTATCGTCATCACCTTTTTCTATAGCTTCTTCTCTTAAAGTATATAATTGTTTTAATCTGTTACCACTTGGGCCACCGCTGCCATATTCTTCTCTAGTCTGTGCTATGCCACCTGTTTTAGCAAAGCCTCTTTCAAAATATGGTTGATATTGAGTGTAATATTCATTTACAGCTGCATTATAATCTTCTTCAGTAAATTCTAAACCTTGATCTTCTAATTCTTGTTTTTTAGCATCTATATAACTTTTTAAACCTATACCTGCAGAAGCTATATTTCCAGGATCTGTTATTTGTTCTAAAGCTACTTCTTTTATACTAGCTGTTTTTCCTTTACCTTTAGCAAGAGCATCAAATTGTGTGTCACTAAATTTATCAACTTGATCTGCTATACTAGTTCCTCTTAATTCTCCAGCTGGTACAACATCATCACCTAACAATAATTCTTGTGAGGGATCTATGTTTCTTGCTCCAAACCCTATCTCTTCTCCACCAAATACTCCAAATTTAGATCCACCATAACCAACTGGTTTGATGCCTTCAAATTTTACATATGGCGCTGCAGACAATGCTAATTTTAATGGATCTATTCCACCTGTTGCTTTTGCTGAACCTGCTGCATAGATTAGTGGAGCAGCTGGGCCAAGAAATGGTGCAGCTAACATCATAGGTTTAGCTAATTCTTTTGGAACTAATTTCTGTGATATTTTTACAAAAGGTTTTGTAATTTTTTTAAAAGTTTTTTTAAGAAAGCTACCAAGGCCATATTGTTCTCTAGGAACTAACCCCAGGCCACCGCCCTCGTACATTTGTCTTTTCATCATCATTCTATTAATTGCCATAATTATTCATCAGATGCTGCGCCTATTGCAGGTATATCTGCTACCATTATTTTTACAGATCTTGTGATGTCCTCTTTTTTTGTATCAGTGTTTGGATCGTTGATATCATCTTCTGCTTCTTTATCTGAACCATACTCTTTATTTGTTTTTATATTTTTTAAAACTATCTCAGCTTCACATTCAACTATAGGTACTTTTTTGCCATCTATAGTTTCATATCTTACTGAGCCTTCTTCTTTAAATGCCATAATTTAGTCTCTATTCAATTGTAACATAGATAAAATAACATGCAATCTATCTGCAGTGGTTGCTTGTACTTTTATCTGTTCTCCTTCTGTCAATACTAACGGATTTGTTAGTAATTCAACAGTAGAATTTGCAGCTATAGACTGACTTTTAAACAAGTTATAAGTAGCGTCTGCCGTGTCTACTATTTCAACCTGAATAGGATCTGCCGAAATTGAATCATTAGATACTAAAAAGGACTTAACAATAGCGGTTGTAGCCGTCGGTACTGTGAAAATACTAGTATTTCCGTTAGTTGTCAAATCTGCTTTTACGTTTGTATATATATTAGCCACCTAAAAACCAGGTAAATCGCTCCTGCTCCTCTTTTAATTCGTTTAAATACGTAGAATTTAGCTGTTCTACAATACTAGCCAAAGACCTATTTATTTGTTTTTGGTTAGAAAACTCATATGTAGGTTTGGGTTCTGGTACTCTTACTATAATTTTAGCCATTATCTTCTTCCATCTGGTTGTATATCTATCTTAAATGTGCCAAATCTCCAAGACTCACTAGCAGCATCATTTTCTATTTTAATGTTTACGTATCTCCCTCTGGCACGGGTATCCTTTTTATTGGTAGTAGCTGTTATTGTAAAGGGACTTAATGATGTCGTAGATTGAGATTGTTGAGGAAATCTTTTTACAGCTAAAGTAACTTTTGCGTTACCTAATAAATTTTTAAAATCAGGTATAAATCTTCTAACTGCTAAGAAAAACTCTCCTTCTCCCATCTGTGGATTAGATATGTCAAAGTCAAAAGATTGTATAAAAGAAGTAACAGTAGTTGTTGTACCGTCAGGATTTACCTGATCAGTTCCTACCTCGTGTTCAAAATAGGTTGTTTGACCTAGACCTGACTCTCCAACAATTACAGGAAATGTACCACTTGAATTAGAATCATATTTAGTTGCAAAAGGATTTTGATAAACAGTTGCATCTATCCATGTTGTTCTAGCTTCTGTTCCTGTATACCAAGTGCCTTCTCCATAATTATAAACAACGTATTTATCATTATACTCTGATCCATTCGAAGGATAATACCAAACTATTTCAGTGTACAAATTATTTAAACCTGCATATACTTGTTGTCCTTTTGTTGTATCAAAATTATCATAAACAAAATCCTCTACAGAACACGGTAAAGATTTAACAGTACCATCGTATAAAAAGAATCCTTTCGAGCTCATCCAAAAAGCAGCACCATCTATTTGAATCACAGCATTTTTACCAATGATACCACAGTTTGTACCAACTTGTTCAAATCCAAAAGTAAAAGGAGCACCTACGAATTTCATAAGATATAGAGAGTTATCTGTCCAGATTAATATATTTTCTTTAGATCTTATTGCAGACATAATTTTAGTACCATCTTGTAATCTTTGTGATCCTGCAGTGTTGGTAGCTGTTGGTGTGTAAACATTTATAGCTTCTCTGTCAGAGAATCTTATGAACATATCATCTTGTGTGCTTGTATTACCAATTGTTGTTTCTGTACCTAAATGAATTAAGTGACGAGTAGTTGGTGATGTTAAAGTAATTCTAGTTGCTGTTGGATTATTATTAGTTTGAAAATTTGATGTTGTAGTTGATGCTCTTGTTGTCAAAGGTGAACCTGCTCCAGCGTTCCATGTAAATGTTTTACCGTTTCCTATAGTTGCAATTAATACTTCACCAAAGTTACTTAATGACCATAAACCTGGTTCTAGTGATATATCAGAAGCTGATGCAGCCTCTCCCCAGTTACCTGTACCCCAAGTATCAATACCCCAACCATAACCATACGATTGTGCTCTTGGGCCAACAGGTTCAAAAGGTTTTATACTTAAACTACCACCAGTTGATACTGTAGCAGTTGCATTAGATGATTGTGTTATTGTAAATGTGCTTGTTGTTGGAACTGTTATTACTTGAAAGTTTTTATCTTCAAAGTCTGAATTACTAAATCCTGTGCCACCTGGTAGGGTAACGTTATCTAATTGTATTATATCTCCTGCAGATAAACCATGTGCAGTTTTTGTAATCGTACAAGTTGGTGATCCATTTGTTGTTGCAATAGTTGCAGAGGTTAAAGTAGTTTTTAAAGGTGTAATATCGTGAAGTTTTCCTTCAAAGTATATTAACAAAAACTTATCTGTTCCTATGGCTACATATCTATTACCATCTAAGTCTACAAAAGCATGTTGTGCTCTAGCTACGCCCACTATTGTATCTGTTACAAGTGAAGCCCAGCCACCAACTTTTTCAGGTAGACCATATCTAAATCTTACATTGTCAGAATCAACCCATCTATTTTCTGCACCAACAGATGTATTCTGCTTATCAATTCCAGCTTGAAATTTAAAATCAATGAGAGCCACGTCTCATCTCCTATATTTTAGTTTTATAAGCCCAGCCTCTAGTCGCGTTTACAAATACTAGAGTAAAAGCTGCACCATTTGTACTGACAACTAAATTGGTAGCCGCACCTAAAATGTTTGAACCGTTTCGTGCAATAGTTAAATTATTTGAATTTAAATTATTACCACTATCAATAAAATGAACTTCATTTCCAATAGCTGGAGAGGATGGAAGTGTTATAGTTACAGAACTATTAATACCACCTGCAGATGTATCTACTAATAACTGATCACCGTTAACAGCTGTATAAGCACCTGGAACAGTGTAGTAACCTTTTGTTTGTAGTTTCCCTGTAATATCTGTGCCATCAGAAAATAATAGCGTCGCTGATCCAGCAGGTAATGTAACCCCTGCCCCCGAAACAGTTTTAACTGTTACAGTGTAACTACTAGATGATCTATTTGTAGCATCCTCTACAACAAAAACTCTTTCCGCTGAATCTGGCATGGTTACTGTTACGTTTCCAGATAGAGTTCCAGTTAATTTATAGTAAAAACTTTTACCAGTTGCTGTAGCATGGTTTGCTAAAGATAATGCTACTGTGCCAGATGACACTCCTATAATTAAAATACCTGATGCCGCTTGTTCTAATATTTGTAAATTTGTATTTGTAATTGTACCCCAGGTACCAGACTTTTCACCTGTGGTAATTAACTCTAATTTTAAATCGTCTGATGTACTCGATGCCATATTTCTCCTTATGGGTTAAGTGGATCAATAGGTATCCACGTTCCCGTTGCATTTGGATCTATTTCACTCCATGATATCACAGAAACGGTGCCTGTGGCAAGTTTAAATCTTTGACCCGTTACATTAGCTCCAAAACTAACTGAAGTATTTCCTACATTAATATTAAACCTATTTCCACTAGGTAAAACAACTACATTTTGAATGCCTACTCCAGCAAAAGTTGTTGACGCGAAAGGTGTTGCTCCAAAAAACATTACGGTATCTCCACCCAGGTTTGAGTTGCATTAGTAGGAACAGCCTCCCACATTCTTAAAGTAACGTCATTTGACTCTACTTTTAATTTTTCACCAGAAGGCTGAATAACAGCTTTTGCAAATACATCAAAATTACCAGTTCCAAAAGCAGTTGTTGATATATTAAATCTATTGCCTGAAACCACAGCTATTGCATTAGCTTTTGCAACTGCATTTCCTAATGATATATTTAATCTGTTTCCTGTTACAGAAACATTAGCCTTACCTATTACTGTAGTGTTACCTATTCCTACATTGTATCTATTACCAGTTATTGTAGGTTTAGCTCCTGCTTTTATAGTTACACTATTTACAGAAATATCAAATTCTTCACCAGTTACTGGTACGTCAATAGGTATGGATGCTTGAGCATTACCATTCGCTACATTAAATCTGTTACCTGTTAAAGATACAATTGCTTTTGCAACTATCGTAGGATTGCTTGTAGCAATATTTAATCTTTCTCCTGTTACAGATACTTCTGCTTTACCTACTACTACAGAATTACCAACGGCTACGTTTAACCTTATACCTTGTAAAGATACAAACGCATTAGGATTGAAGCCTACATCTGAGAATGCGGCTGATGCAAAGGGTGTTGCACCGAAATACACGGACTACCTCGCCGTTGCTGGGACGTTATTAGATCCGACTACAGATTGACCAAAGCATAAATATACATAATCTCCGTTGCTTCCATTTATACTATCAGAGGTAGCTAATATTTTAAAACCATTAGATACAAAATTTATAAAAGATGTTCCTGTACTTTCGGTATCACTAGTATCTGCTTTTAATTGATGTTCCATAGGATTGTCTATATCTCTTGCAGAGTCAAACATTCTCCAGTTTTGAGTACCGTTTGCTTTTTTAATCATAATCCATGAAGGTTTAAAACCAGTATATATGAAAGGAGTTTGTCCTCCCGCTCCAGCTTGACCTCTGTATGCTCCTATTCTTGAATAACCTGGGATAGGTGCAAAAACATATGCTATATATCTTCCACCACTTGCGTTAACATCTGAATCAGTTCCTATATAAAATATACTTGATGTAGGTGCTGTACCATTCCATCTATTGGTATTTGATTGTTGTGCAGTACTATTATCTAATTCCATCCATTGATTAGCTCCATTATTTTTGTGATATACTTGCCAAGAATTTCCATCTTGATCTATTCTTTTAACCATGACCATGTGAGGAACTCTTCCTAAACCATGAGCAATGTTTGCGTTTGAACCTGTGCCATTATAAACATACATTCCAAAACCAGAAGTGGCATTAAAAGAATATGCTGTAGGTGTAATTGTTCCGCCAGATAATCCAGATGTCGTTCCTGCTTTCCAATTCCAAGAAACATAATTATCACTGTTACTATTATAAAAACTATCAAGTGAGGAAAAAGTAAATCCATCAGAATCAAAAGATCCTAATTGTGGGTTTCTTTCACCACTTGTATCTGAAGGTTCCAAACCATATTTAGTTGTAAAAGGAGATTGAAAAGAATAATGATCGTGTCCTGTGCTTCTATCTTTTATCCAAATCCAATCAGGTTGAAACCCAACTCCTGTTAAACTTCTCGATGAAGCACCATTACCTGTATAAAGTAATGTTTTAAAAAAATCTTCC